ATTAACGTTTATGCAAAACGGGCAATCTCGTTGGCTAGAAGTGCTCACGGCCACAGGAAAACGAGGGTTTAATAGCGGCCAGTGCCCCGCGTTTCAGAAAGTGTCGTTAGACCACGGCAGGCTTGTTGACGTTTCTTTTTGGGCCGGCGCTCCCCAATCCCGCAACTGGCCGATAGAACAGCTTAACCAGTCCACATTAGACCAGCAGCGCACTAACCTCGCGCCGCAGTGGACCACTTGGGAGCACAGCCAGTTTCCCTACACCCTGCACAAAACTGGTGCGCTAACAATCGACGGTTCAGTTGTGCCAGCGGAAGATTTACTAGGCCAGCGCCAGTTAAATACTCCAATTTACGATTTCTACGATTACGAAACAGCATTTCTAAAAGGAATTGAGCATTATCCGTCAAGGACGGTACAGGCCAAGGCCGCACGAGTGCAAGGCACTGCCGCCGGTTCTCATTTTGAAGATTCCGCCATGACGCTTGGAAAACCTCGGGTGGACGGCAAAATGGTCTTTGGAGGCAAAACGATAAACGCTGTTAATCTGTCGTTTGCCCCATACGCTCGCCCAAGCTCTATTAACAACAATCAATATCTGGTGCAAACCGGCATTGCGACCACATCTCCTCCAGCGCCAGCCCCCGAGAACGCAACCGACGTATATACGTTTGTGGCCGGTGTTCCATCATCGTTCAGTGGCAACACGTTTGCGCGTCCTAGTTTCGGAAATAGGCATGACGTGTGGTGGAAACACGGGCAGACCGTGAACTTACCAAGCGGCGCTTCTGTGCTAAGCAGCCCAAAAGTTATTGAAAATGGCGAGTGGTGCGACATTTTTCTAATTCCTATTGACACAAAAACTACGGAGTCTATTCCAAGCTACACGGAAGTGACGGCACAAAAAGAAAAAGACGCATATTTACACACTGCGTGCTTAGCGCCGACTCAGATTCTTGTAAATCCAATGACAGCGGCTCCCAGGCTACACACGCCGCAAGATGGATTTTTGCCCTTTCGATCGCCTAATTTTAGCTTGTCGGAGGGCAGTATTGACCTATGGAGATTTGGGCGGTCTGGTGGTGGGCCGTGGGCGGGCTTTACGCAGTTCACTACTGGCCTTAATCAAGACATTAACGGCCCGCTTCCTGCGCCGCTCACGGGATCATACGCCCTGTCGTCGTTTTCTATTGGGGGCGTGCCGTGCGCGGGTAATATCTTTCGCTATTCAGGAGTCGGTGATTGGATCGCAGAGGGAACGCTGACCTACAACATTTACCCCAAAGTTACAAGCATTAATGATTCGTTTCAATTTGTGTCCACAATAAATAATAGTCCATTTTACGTCGCGTCATCCAATCGAACGGCAAGATATGCCACTGTGCCGGTCACCGAGCAATGGAAGATGCGCGCGGATTACGTCGAGCTGTATTGCGAACTAGGCTCTACTTTGCAGCAACACGGGGAATATCAACCAGACCCAGCGGTCGAAATAAACAACGAGCAGTCACAGCGCAATGCGGTTAGACAAACATTTATGAAACACGACCAGCCGCGGGGGAGAATTGCAGAAACGGTAGTTTACGTCGCTGGAGGCGAGCCATCTCCTGTATTGACGCTAGCGCTACGCTATCGCACTGCCCTGCGGGCAGAGCTAAAGGTTTCTGTAGACACGTCTGATCTGCCTGACTACCCGCATTCAATCACAAACTCCGAAAGTTCGATCATCGCAAATACTGTTGCGGGAAACAAAGGCATTGGCAATCTTTCTGGGGAATTTCAGTCAACGGAGGCGCATCACGAATACACAACCTTTGCGTTCACTTTCAACAAAGAGCAGACGGCGCAATTAATGAACGGCGAGGAAGTGTTGGCGATGCAATGGCAAAAGGAGACAAATCCGCAGCGCCCGGCGTTTGTGGATACTGGTGGTATTTTCTTGCACGCCGTGAAAGTGCAACTAGACGTTTCGCCTGCGGCATGACCCCCTCCGGCCCCACCGCCTAACTCGCCCTAATGGGGCGCATGTCCGCCCCCTTCCGCGCCGCCCTCGCTGACGCCCTCGACTCCCCGCCGTGGATTCTGCCCGCCGTCCGCGAGCTCCGCGGGGTCGTGATCCCGGCAGGCGGCGAGCTCTACGGCCGCCTTGCGTGGCATCTGGTGACGTGCCTACGCGGGCTCGGCTGCACGCTGCCCGTCGAGGTCTGGCACCTGGGCGGCGAGATGCCAGACGAGATGGCGGCGGCGTTCGCCGACGCAGGCGTCCGCCTGGTCGACGCCGACGCCACGGCGGCCCGGCTTGCCTACCGCCCCCGGTCGATCGCCAACGAGCCGCCCGGCCGGGGGCGCGGCTGGTGGCTCAAAGCATTCTCAATGCGGCACACCGGTTTCGCCGAGGCCATGCTCCTCGACGCCGACAACGTGCCAGCACGCGACCCGACGTATCTGTTCAACGAGGCCGCCTACACGCGCCCTGGGGCGTTGTTCTGGCCCGACCTCCCGGCACCCCGCCCGCGTGGCGAATGGGTGCCAGAGGTCGCGTGGCGCAACGTGGGGCTCGACCCGGTGCCGTCGGCTCGGCCGCTGGAGAGCGGGCAACTGATCGTTGACCGTCGCCGCCACGTCGCGGCCTTGGACATCGCGCTCCTTCTCAATGAGTGGCGCGACTACGTCTACCAATGGATTTACGGCGACAAAGATGCTTGGCTCTTGGCGTGGCACCTAACGAAAGCCGGATACGGGATGCCGCCGCGCAACCCGGCGTATAGGCACCCGGCTATATGCCAGCACGACCCCAAGGGCGAGCTCGTTTTCCAGCACGCCTGCAACGGCAAAGACGACATAGCCGCCGGGAAGATCGTCGAGGGCATCGTCTCGCGCCGGTTCGCCCCCGACGCCGCTGCCAGCCTCGCCACAAAACGCCGTGAACATCGGGAGAAATTGGCGTTTGCGAATGGGCCACGCCCGGCACAATCGAACTAGAGGCTCGCATGGGCAGGCGAAAACGACGGACGATCTACGTCAACGACCAACGCTGGAAGGTGCAACGCAACGCGCGGCTACGCAAGGACGACGGCGTCTGCGACTACAGCACAAAAACTATCCGCCTTCGCGCGGGCCTCGTGGGAGTTGACCTCCTAGACACAATCCTCCACGAGTTGATCCACGCGCGGTGGCCCGATCTTCACGAGGACGCCGTCGCCGAGTTTTCCGAGACGGTGAGCGGGTTTCTCGACGCCGAGGGATTCAAGCAGCACGACGACGAGGAGGAGTGACGCATGGCGGGCGACGCGATCACAGAGAAGGCCCGCAAGCTCGCGGCCAAGTTTCCCGACGCACCGGCGCGCACGCTGGCCCGGCGACTCGTCAAAGAGTGCCGAGGTGCAATCACGATTTGCCAAGCACGAAAACGAATGGCTCGGCAATTCGGCGTAAACGGCGCAAGAGATCGAAAGCGCATTAAGCAGGCAGCCCCGCGAGCTCCTCGCCAAGCCGGGGAAATCTACGCGATGCCAAAGAGCATGGCGGAACCGTGGGTTCCCTACGTCATGAAGGCCACCGGGCCGATCGGAATCATTTCCGACGTTCACGTTCCCTACCACTCCGAGATCGCCGTCGCCGCTGCCGTCGGCTTTCTCAAAGATCAAGGGCTCTCGGCTTTGCTGCTCAACGGCGACATCGCGGATTTCTACGCGATCAGTCGCTACCAAAAAGACCCCGCCCTCCGCGACTTCAAATCGGAGCTCGAAGCCGTGCGCGGCTTTCTCGCCTACCTTCGCCAGCAATTCCCAGACATTCCGATCGTGTTCAAGGAAGGGAACCACGAATATCGTTGGTCGGCGTGGCTTTGGCAGCACGCCGCCGAAATCTCCGACGACCCGCGAATGAGCCTGGTCTCGTGGCTGGATATGGACAAGCATGGAGTCGAGTGGGTCGAAGACCAACGGCCAATCATGCTGGGAAAACTGCCCGTCTTCCACGGCCACGAATTGCCGCGCGGCATGGCCGCGCCGGTGAACGTCGCCCGCGGCGTCTGGATGCGGCTCAAGGGCACTGGCCTGGTCGGCCACCACCATCGCACCAGCAACCACGCCGAGAGCGATTGGCGGCATAGCGAGACCGCCAACTGGTCGGTCGGCTGCCTCTGCGACCTGACGCCGGAATACTCGCGAGTGAACTCATGGAACTGGGGCGCGGCCGTCGTGACCGTCCACGACGACGGGGCTTTCGATGTGAATAACTACAGGATTATGGGCGATGGAACCGTCCGCTCTGCTTGACCACGACTACATAACGAAATGCGAGCACCGCGCCCGCCGATTCTCCGGCGCATACACCGGCACAAGCGGCACGCTCGCCGCTGACGTAATTCGCCTCCTCAACGAAAGGGAATCCATGACCGCGACGATCGCCGATCTCGAAGCATCCAACGCCGCCCTCCGTAGCGCTGTTGAGGAGCGGCTCGGTCGATCGGACGATAGTCCAGTCGACCCCACCGAGATCGACGACCACGAGCATCCGCCGATTCCCGTCGATTGGATTCTGCAAGGCGAGCGCGAGCTCCACGCCGAAGATCGCCAGACCGGCGACGGCATCCTTGCTGCACCCGCCCCGCGGCTCTACGCCGACGAGCCAAACAACCCCGCCGAGCGTCTGCTACTCGACGCGCTCGCCGTGATCCGCGACCGGCGTCCGCTCTACGGCGGGCCGCGCGAGCACTTCCGCCGCACGGTCGGCATGATTAACGCAGCGTTCGCGGGCGTGCTCAACCGCCCGCTGACGACGAGCGATTGGGCCTTGATCATGACGCTCGATAAGGTCGCTAGGTTTCTCGGCCCAACGAAAACCGCCGACCAGATCACCGACCTCGCTGGTTACGCCGCTTGCCTCGCGGAGTGCGAGGCTCCATAGCCCCTGCCGATTTACGCCAGCCGCCGCCATCTTGGATGGTCGGAGGCTGACGTGATCGCGAGCGCGCATTTCCGCCGTGGTGGTGCCGACGGACGCGAGCCTATCGCGGCCCCCGGCGAGATCGTGTCAATCGCCAAAACCTACACGCCTTCGCAGCAATTTTGGGGCAAGCTCACAAGCAAACGGCCCGCCCCAATGTCGCTTGCCGACCTCGAACTGACGGCGTTCCGCCTCGGCTGCACAGTCCAGGCGGCCAAACGCGCAATCGAATTGGGGATGCTGGATGGCTGACACGCTCACCGACACGCTGACCGGCTCGCTGCGGACCTCGCTCTCGTGGCTGCGCACCGACGCCCAGGAGGTCGGCAGCGTGACCAACCGGCAAACGCAGTCGGCGACCTACAACATCACTGACGGCGACGGCCCCGGCGAGGCCGATCTCGTGTTCGCCGACCAACGGACGATCCCGGCCAATACGATCGAGTCGTTTGACCTCCTCGACCTGGAGCAGACGGCGCTAGGCGTCGATGTGCCGTTCGTATTCCGGCAACTTCGCATCATCCGCGTCGTCAACGAATCGACGCAATCCGGCCGCCGCCTCCTCGTGGGCGTCGACCCAGGCCGCCCGACGGTCGTCTACGCCGCCGAGGTCGGACCAGGCTCCGAGTGGTGCGCGGTCAACCAGACGGACGCCTGGGAGGTGACGGCGGATAACAGCGTCATTCGCATCGCGAACCCCAACGCGGCGAGCGTGACCTACTCGCTCTATCTGATCGGCACGTCTACGGCAGCGGGAGGCAGCGGCAGTGGCAGCTAGTTTTTCCCTAAGCGGCACGCTGCGGATTGTTCCGCAGTGGACGGACGACTTGAACACAACAACCGTCACGGATTCGGCGACCGTCTTGCTGCCGCTCACATTGTCAAATGGCAGTGGAGACAATCAAGCGAACGCATTCTGGAAAGACGTTCGCACCGTGGCTGCGTCGTCATCCGACGTGTTCAACATAGAAGCAGGCTTGCCTCTGTCGGTGTTTGGCGGAACCGGAAGCCTGCGAATCGAAATAAGCAAGGTTCGGCTTTTTTACATCCGCAACCTTTCGCAAACCGTGACGCTCTCGGTCGTTTTGCAAGACGCAGAAGAAACGCCGCTCCCACCCGAAGCGGTTTTGTTGATGTATTGGCCTAAAGGAAATTCGCAGTTTTCAGCAGCAAACGCCGGTGATGTGAATGTTATCAACGGCGGCGCGGCTGCCGCTAATTACGAAGTTGTCGTCGCAGGAGTGCAACAAGTCGCCCCATGATTTCCTCCGCCCCCGTCGCCGCCTCGGCCGACCTCTTCTCGCTCGCCGAAAAGGTCAGAGCATTCGTCGCCACGGCCAAAAGCGCCGCCGCTGGCGGCATTACCGTTGCCGAGTTCAACGAGCTTGCCGTCGCGCTCATGCGGATCGCGATCAGCGCGGCCGACGCGATCCCGGTGGACGGCGCGCTGCGTAAACAATTCGTCGTTAACTCCATTGCGCTGTTGTTTGACGAAGTCGCCGATCGCTGCGTCCCGCTGCTCGGCTGGCCGATCTGGCTCATCGTCCGCCCGGCCGTCCGCTCGCTCGTGTTGCTGGCCGCATCCGGTGCCATTGAATCCCTGTTGCCGCTCGTGAGAAAGGCCGCCGCATGACGTATGTCGTTTTGTTGGGTGCCGCCGCCCTGCTCCTTGCCGGGCCCGCCCTTTGGAACAAACGCCCGCCGGTGCTCGGCCCGTCGGACGCGGCGACGCAGCCGCCGCGCCTCGCCCCGACCTACCAATCGGCAATCGCCGACCTCGCTCACGTCCGCCTCCGGCTCCTCCAGACGGAGAAGCTCGACGACAAGAGCAAGGCGGCAATCGACACCCTAACGCTCGCCCTAGTGGCCGGGAGCGACGCATGAGCGACCGCACGCGCTACACGCTCGCTGCCGCCCTCGTGCTTGGCTGCCTCTTCTCGTGGCTCACAAGCGGCCCGGCGACCCCGACGCCCGCCCCGCAGCCAGACGGCGGGCTCTCCATGCGCGGGCTGTTCATCGGGCCGACGGCAGCCGCCGACGCTGCCAGCCTCGCCGCCCTCTGCGACGAGCTCGCGTCCACGATCGACTACGACGGCAGCCGTGAAGGCGGGCCGCGCCTAAAGAGCGGCGTAGCGTTTGACGACCTGCGCGTCGCCGCCCGTGAAAGCCGGATGCGTGGCGAAAGCCTCGGGGCCCGTCAGCCGCACGTTCGCGATGCCATTCACAAATATCTGGACGCGGCCGTCGGCTCCAGCGGCGGGCCCGTCAGCCCTGAGCAGCGGTCGAAGTGGGTCGCCGCCTATCGCGAGCTCGGGAGGGCCTGCGCTGATGCGATTCGATAGCGCCACGCGGCTCGTTGCCGCCGCCATACTGATTGGCCTAGCCGCGCTTATCTTCCTGCGGTCTGCGCAGACGTTGGAGAACTCCGTCGGCCGAAATTTTGGCTACACGCCCGACCCAGACGGGGCTCGCGCGTTTCTCGACGAGTTGGGGCGCGAGCGTTTTTTTTCGCAGGCCGCCCCGGAGGCCATGCAAAAGGCGGCAGGCCGTGACACGTTTCTATACCGGGCCATGCAGAGGGCCCACGTCGCCCGCTACGGCTCGCCGTTCATCGTCGGCAAGCAACTGAACGGGTCATGCGTCGCGTGGGGCGCAATGCACGCGGTTTGGATTTCCGAGGCAATCGACTGGGAGCTCGGCAAGACGGCCGAGCCGCCGCTCGCCCCGAGCACCGAGGCCATCTACGGAGGCTCGCGATGCGAGGCTCGCGGCAAGACGTTCGCAGGATGGAGCGACGGGTCTACCGGATTCGCAGCCGCGAAATGGCTCCGCGAGTGGGGCGTCGTGTACCGCAAACAATACACAGGCGTCGACCTCACCACCTACAACGCCACGCTCGAAAAGGATTGGGGCGCGTACGGCTGCGGCGGGCAAAACGACGGCGGCAAGATGGACGCCGAGGCGAAGCGGCACCCGTGCCGCCACGTCGTAGCTGTCCGGTCGTGGCAGGAATTGTGCGCCGCCTTGGAGGCCGGTTTCCCGGTGACGCTGGCGAGCTCGCAGGGGTTTTCGTCCCGGCTCGGAGAAGGCGGCATCGCCGAAGCCAGCGGCACATGGATGCATCAGATGGTTGCCTGTGGCGTGCGCTACAAGGCCAACGGCTCGCCCGACGATCTGATTTGCATCTTGAACTCGTGGGGCCCTAACTGGATCGGCCCGCAAGAAAACAAATACCCGCCCGACCTCCCGGCCGGTGCCTTCTGGGCCCGCCGCCGCGTCGTCGAGGGGATGCTTGGCGACGCCTGGGCCATCGGCTCGGTCGTCTCGGGTTTCGATTGGCGCGACATTCATCACGGCGACTGGCTCGCCCCCGCCGTTGACACGCTCACGCGGACGCCCGTCCGCAACCAATTCCTCGATTTTCAGTTGGGGCTCTAAATGACACTGACAAACCGCCAACTCGTTTTTTTGTGCTGCCTCTGCCTCGCCGCCGGTTGGTGGCTGGCTCGCTCGCCGAGCTCGCCGGTCAACCCGACGCCCGCACAGGACCGGCCCGTCCTCCGGTTTCTTGCCAAGGCGGCAAAGACCTTTTTGTGGGTCGCCCTAGTCGCTGAGAAGCCGCCCGCCGAGCCGCAACTCGTACACGCTCGCATTGGTGCGGACGGCGAGCCTGTCCTAGACCACTCACAAGGCTGGTGATCCATGTGGCGTTCGCTAATGGCCCTACTGGCCTCCCTGTCGGCCGAGCCCCAGGCGGTCGACCACGAACACCCCCGCGCGGCTGCGGCCGTGGCAGCGGCCTACGCGACGTTTGCCGTTGACGCAGCCCCGGCCCCGACGCCAGCCCCCGGCAAATGCTGCGGCGAGTGTACGGGCGGATGGATCACCCACGGCGACGGGCATCGGACGCCGTGCCCGTGCCCGGCCTCGTGCAAGTGCAAGGCCGCTGGCTGCCCTAGCGGGGATTGCGTCCCCAAGGCGTCGCCCGCGACGGCTGTACCCGCCATGCCTGCGGGCAGGGGGTAGCGGTGGGCGACGCCTTGGAAACGCTTTCGCTCGGCGACCTCTGCGCCCTGGTGCGCGAGGCGATCGGCCCGCCCGCGACCACGCTAGAGCACACGGCCGACGTACTCGTCGAGGAGACGCTACGGCAGTGGCCGGAAAAGACCATGGCGACCTACGCCGCCAAGCTCACGTCGACGGACAACGGCGACGGCGTGCTCGACGCGATCCCGGTGATCACGGCCAAGGTGCGCGAGCAGATCGAACTCCGCTGGGGCATGAAGCCCAGCCACGAGGCGGCGCTTTCCCTACTCACGCGGGCGGTCGTGATCGAGATGGCGAATCTATGGTTTAGTTCCGTCGAGGCGAGGATTGCGATCCGCGGGTTGATTGCGGTGGTGAGGAATAAGCCCCGCGCTTGACACGCCTGCGACGTTGGTCATTGCATGGACGCACAACGTCCGCTCTTTGCCGACGCAACTCCACCCCCGTCGAGGGCTGCGCCATCGCACGCAAAAGCCAAAAAAAACAGCGAGCCAAACCGGCGTACTCGCCTAAGATCGGGCCTACCGAAGCCGGTTCACAACTGGCTGATACGCATAAGCCGGGTCCACGCGCACCTGTGCTACACCGTCCGACTCTTTGCACGTCCAGAGACGGCGGGCGGGCAAAGCCTAGAGGGTGAAACCTACGCGGCTCGTGCCGCTCGTGGCGATCGCACGCTGATCCACGACGCCTGCCTACTGGGGCGCGACGAGCTCGACGCCATCGTCGCCGAAGTTCAGGCCGTGATGGATGCCGCGCCGCCAACGGAGTCGTTGCCTGGAACGTCAAGCAAGGTCGACGAGATGGAGCGAAGGGCCGCGCGTGGAGAAAGCATCTTCGTTGACAAAGACGCAAAGATTCCACTATGAGGCGTTACGCGGCATGGACGTTGATGGGCGTGGCCGTGGCGATTGCCGTGGTTGCCCAGGCGCTGATGTTTGCGGCAGAGAGCATCGGCGACAAAGCAGACGAACTATTCTGCGACTGATCGCGGCGGGCGTGGCGCGGCCGGGGTTTCGTCCTTTCCCTCGGCCGCGCCCCCGTCGATTGACATACGTCAAGCACTGCCGCTGCCTTGACTATTTCCGTCTATGTCAAGGCGAGGGAGGTAGTCAAGCGCGTTTTTTGGCGACGTGATCCTCGGGTCAAGGTAGTGAGCCCTCGTCATCTCTGGCGAGGCGTGCCCTAGGTGCTCGGTCGCATCACCGCCACCAAGGGCAACGTAAGACGCTGACGCTTTCCGCAGCCGGTGGAACCCTGTCCCGCGTACGCCCGCTCGTTGGCAGAGCAATTTGAGGCTAGGCCAGAGCGAATGGTGTGCGCGATCCCAACGCCATACAAGCTCGCCGGGCGGCCCCTCAAACCGGGCGAGCGACGCCGCGAGGTCTGGCGTTATGGCCCGCTGAATGTCGGCCGACCGCCCTTTCCTAGTCTCAGCCCTGAACAAGAGCGTACGGCCCTGGAGGTCTACGTCCTTCCAGCGTAGCTCGCGCAAGGCACCTATGCGCTCCGCGCTACACCACGCCGCGTAGATCAACGTCGACCACCACCAAGCGGCGGGCTTGCCGTCGATGGTCCCGACGCGGGTCTTTGCCAGCCGGATGAGACGCGCAACCTCGTCGGCCGTATACGCCTGCGGGGCGTGGCGAATCTTTCGCGACCGCGGCAGCGATAGGAACTCGACCGGCTTCCCGTCAGACCGCTCTAGGCGCTTTTTGGCGGCCCAGTTGGCAAGGGCGGTCAACTGCGACTTGTCTTTTGCCACCGAGGCCGCAGACGGCTTTCCACGCTTCCTAGGCGTGGCTGCCCGCCACCGAAGGAATCCGGCGACAACGAGGTCGTCGAGGTCGTCGATCGTCGGCTCGTGCCCCAGGTGCTCCGCAAACCGATCGAGCGTGTGGCCGTAAAGCTCCACCGTCCGGTCGCTCAGGTTTTGGAGGATTGCATACCGACCCAAAATCTCTCGCATTATCATGGCGTCTGCCTCCTGGTTGTGCCGAGCAGCATACCATACTGTTCACCTGTATACGCGGCTTCAAGCCCCGCCCTCTCCGCTAACACTCTGCCCGGCAGTCGATGGTATGGCCGCCGGGCAGAGCGAGGCAAGAAACGGTGGAGGATTGGAAATCTCCAGTCCGCCGTCGTTTGACTTGCCTACCGCTGCCGGTAAAGTTGGAGCATGGTAACGATGACCCCAGACGGGAAGTGGTGCTCGGTCGAGGAAGCCGTTGAGATTGCGGGCTGCACTGATGGGCTTATTCGCCTGCGGCTGCGTGAGGGCCGCCTGCAAGGCTTCAAGGCCAACGAACGGGCCTGGATGGTCAGCGTTGAGGGCTGCCGGGCCATGCGGGCAGAGCTTGCCCCCCATTCCAACGTCAGGAAGGCCGAGGCCGCCAAGGCGTCCACGCCAAAGCCCAAGCACAAGCGGCGGAAAAGCCGCTGATTTCCGGCAGTTCCTTCCCTTCCCAAAAAAATCCGTAAAGCCCTGTTGACATCTTTACCGATACCGGTAAACTAGGGGCATGGCGAGCGAATGAGACTCGCCAGCACGCAAACGGGAGACGAAACGATGAACGCCATGATCACCGACACCAGCCGCCAGACTGCCCTCGGCAACGAATACCTCTACGTCGAGTTGCAGTGCGGCAAGCATTCGGCGTTGGTTGTCGTCTGCCGTGGTGCGACGAGCTACGTTCAGGTTGTCGTCCAGAACGCCATGAACCGCGCCTGGCGCGGAATGGGCAAGCGGTTCGCCACGGCCGAGGCGGCTGTTGCCGCGTACAAGACCGACGCCATCCGCTGCATGATCGAGACGGCCTGCGGGATCGCCTAACCGACCACAAGGTGGGGCCACCCGGCCAGCCGCAAGCCGCGAAACGGGTGGCAACTTTTTTTCCTTAGACGCAACGGAGTGCAAGCCATGCGGCGAATCTGGAACCGGCTCCTCGAACAACTGCTCATGGTCCGACTCGGCCAGGAGCTCGGCACCGACTCGGACCTTGCTCAGGCTGTCGCCTGCGGCATCGACACCGCGATTCGGCTGGCCTCCAATCTTTTTGGTTGACTTCTTTACCGCTATCGGTATGTTGCTGGCCGCATTTACCGATACCGGCACAGACGCCCGGCCACTGTACGCGGTTTCAAGTCCCCCCATTTTGTCGGTCTGATCCCTTGACCACTAACTGATCGGTTGTATAGTTCGCCACTCCATCACGAAAGGAATCACATGGACGCGCATCACAACGAATACCTCGCCGCCGCCACCGGGATCGCGGAGCAGACGCCCGCACCGAGGCAGACGCACGACCTCGCGGTTGGCGATTTCATCTCTGGCGTCAGCGGCGGCAAGCGCTGGAGCGGCAACGTCGAATGGATCGCCGACGACGGCCGCGTCTGCATCAAGCTCGACGGCGGCTGGGTCTACGTCAGCACGGCCGACATCACGCACTAGGAGAGGCGTCGGAGACGCCGAGACCAGGGAGGGATGGTTCACCCGCTGACGCATGACGCCAAGGCGGGCATTTCACAAGGACGAAAGGACGCGACGATGACGACGGAGATTTCCACTAACACGGCACCCGCGAGAGGGTTGGCTCTCGCCTCGTTTGACGATGCTTTCCGGTTTTCCAAGATGGTCGCAGCGAGCGACTTTGCCCCAAAGGACTTCAAGGGCAAGCCGGAATCCTGCTTGCTCGCGATCCAGCATGGCAGCGAGGTCGGCCTTTCCCCGATGCAATCGCTCCAGTCGATCGCCGTCATCAACGGCAGGCCGACGATTTGGGGCGACGCCGCGCTCGCCCTAGTGCAAGCCTCGCCCGTTTGCGAGTACGTCCGCGAATACACCGAGGGCGACGGCGACAACCTGACGGCGGTTTGCGAGGCGAAGCGTCGAGGCTACCCGGCCCCGACCGTTAGCCGGTTCAGCATGGCCGACGCCAAGCGTGCCGGGCTGGCTGGCAAGAGCGGCCCGTGGAGTGCCTACCCAGCCAGAATGCTTGCCCTGCGGGCTCGTGGCTTTGCTCTTCGCAACGCCTTTGCCGACGCCTTGCGTGGGTTGATCACGGCCGAGGAGGCGCAGGACTACCCGACGGCAGAGCCCGCCACGGCCCGCCCCAAGGCGACGCTCGCGGGCAACGGGATCGAAGTCCACCACGTCGCCACGTTCGAGCCGCCGACACCCGCGGCCGTCCAAGTGGCGCTGGAGCCCACTGCGATCCAGAAGGCCCGCGCCGCCGTCGCCCGTGCGACCACGGTCGACCGGCTGGAGGCGCTGCGGACCACGGCGGACGAACGCCTCGGCGACGGCACGTTTACCGAGGATGACCACGCCGAAATCTGCAAGGCGATTCACGCGAAGCTCGACACCCTGCTTGCAAAGGAGACGGCATGACCAACGACCCGATGCGCGACCGGCGCGAACACAACCGGCGGATTAACGACGTGGCCCGCGAACTTGCCGAGGAGGCCGCCGAGCGGGCGACCTTCACGACCGACATTGCCAAGGCGATTGAGGAGCAGCCGCTCCCGTTCGTCGTGGACTGCGGGGCCAACACTACGCGCCGCGATCGCGAGGCGATCCAGCGCGAGCAGGATCGTTGGACGCGACTTGAACGGATGGGGAGGTAGATACACCACCGGCACGCGGTTGCCGCAGCGGCTGCCGATTCACGGCCGCATCCGCCGCCCAGGCCGCGTGGCGTTGTAACGAGTCGTTGCTATAGGCGGCTCTCCCCCGCTAAGGCGCAACCGGACGCCCCACGTCACGGGGCCAATACACAAGGACGGACAGATGAAAAAGCCCACGATCATGACGTTTAGCCGCATCGCCAAGGCATACCTTGGCGAGCGGATCGTCTCAAAGGTCTACGCCGACAACGTGACGCGCATCGCTGCCCGGTGCGGCGAGGTCACGGTCGACCGCGTGAACGCCTACCTCCGGTCGATTTCGGAAACAAAGCAGTCGACCACCGTACGCAGCGAGCGGACGATTCTTCTGACGCTGTATTGCTGGGCCTACCAGACCGGGATGATCGACCAAGCCCCTCGCGGCGTGATGCGCGTCAAGTCTCGCAAGAAACCGACTAAGGCATGGACGCTCGACCAATTGCGAGCCTTGATTGACGCAACGAAGGTTCACGACGGAAAGCGTCTGCGATCTGGCGCAGACCTCGGGGCTTTCCTCCGTTGCTGGGTGCTCGTGGCCTACGAATGCGGGGCACGGTTTGGCGACGTGATGTCGTTCACCGCCGACAACCTGGACGGCGATACGCTCGCGTGGACGCAGTCGAAGACCGGCGATCCGCTGTCGAGGCCGCTCACGCCAGCCTGTCTCACGGCGATCGACGCGATGCTTGCCGCGTCGCCCGACGGACGGATTCTCGGCTGGGCGTGCGGCAAGCGTATGGCAATGCGGCACATGCGGACGCTGCTCGACTCGCAGGGCCTCGGCGGCTCGTCAAAGTGGTTGAGGCGCTCGGGGGCGACTCACTGCGAGATGGCCCAGGCCGGTGCCGGGCGGCTTCACCTAGGGCACAGGTCGCCCGCGTTGTTCGAGGCCGCATATTGCGATTGGGCCCAGTTGAGGACGAAGACGCCTAGGACGCCCGCGATTGTCTGATTGGTCGATTCGCAATGGAGTGCGAGATGACATACGTCAAACTGTCCGCGAATGAGTTTGCCCGCGCGGCGTTTCACGCGGTCTACAAGCTCCACGCGAGCATCCGCGACCAGCGGACGGCATCGCGTAACCAGACCGGCCGCAGCCTGTTTGAGCGGCTGGCCCACGACGTTCGCGGAGCGGTGGCCGAGGCCGCCGTCGCCAAGTTTCTCGGCAAGCCCTACCAGCCGACTGCCGACACGTTCCATGAACTGCCAGACGCTCACGGCCTGGACGTGCGATCGGTCGACTCTGACGAGCCCGGCCAGTCGCTGATTGTCAGGGACGACGATCCCGACCCGCGGCCCGTGGTGCTCGCGGTTGTGAACAAGAATGCCGCAGGGGACGAGCCGCGCGAGTGCGTGGTCGAGCTCGCCGGGTGGATGACGTACGGCGAGGCCAAGAGGCCAGAGTGGCGACGCGATCCGCACGGGCGACGACCGGCGTGGTTTGTTCCGCGCTCGGCGCTGCGGCCAGTTTTGGAGTTGGACGGAGGAACTGATGGCCGGTGAGTGGCTCAAAATGCGGCACGACCTTGCGGACGACCCTGCCGTCATCCGCCTGGCCGACATTGTCTCCCTCGACGACGACGCCGTCATTGGCAAGCTCTTCCGGCTTTGGTCATGGGCAGATCGTCACACCCACGACGGCCACGCAGACGGCGTCGGCTTGCGGTGGGTGGACCGTTTGGCTAGGTGCGATGGATTCGGTGCCGCCCTTGTCAGGGTGGGCTGGCTGGTCGAAACAGGCGAGGGGCTGAGCTTCCCGCGTTTCGACCGGCATTGCAGCGACACCGCTAAATCTAGGGCACTTGACGCCAAACGGAAGGCCGCAGAAAGGGGCCGTCCTAGTGATGTCCAGATTTTGTCCGGGTCTCAACCGGACAGAAACCGGACCAGAGAAGAAGAAGAGAAGAATAAGAGTATTCCTCCTCTTCCGCGCGAGGGATTCGACAAGGCGGCATGGCAAGCGCTGCGCAAGGCATGGAACGCAGGGGCCGGGAAGACGTGGAAACCAGTTAACCCCCACCCCAAGGCCGTCGAGCGGCTGGCGCAGGACGGATGGCTGGCCGAGGCGGTGACCGCCATTGAGCGGCTTCCTCGCTGCCGTTTCTTCAAGACGCCAGTTTCGCTCGGGCAGTTTTGCGGGCCCGACTTCGTGACGCTGTGCAACGGCGGCGAGTACGACGACCGGCCTGATGATCGCAAGGGCGATTTTGGAGGCGCGCCGCCACCGAGAGCATTTGCAGGGGCGGACGCCGAAGCATTTGAACGCACCCGTAAAAAACTAGCAGCCGCCAAGGAGGGCCTATGAGAACGCTTTCGGAGTTGCCTGTTACCAACCGCCAGATGGAGGTCTACCGTTGGATTTGCGATTACGTCGCCGCCAACGGATTTAGCCCGACAGTTGGCGAGCTCTGCGCGGCGTTCAAGTTTCGCAGCAAGAACGGCGCGATATGTCACCTGCGCCCATTGCGGCTGCGCGGCATGGTCGACTGGATCGACGGCAAGGCCCGCACGCTGCGACCGACGGAGGTGCGGCCGTGACGCACGACGGACAAAACCCGCCCGGGCCCGATCGCGTCGCGGCTATTTGCTTACACGAGGCTTGGGAGGAAACAACTCCCGACAAGCCGCGGCTCGCTCTGGAGTGGGCCTATCGCACCATCAGGCGGCTTACGGCTCACACCGTCCGCCAGGCCAAGCGTATCGAGCTCTACGAGGCCATGTTGGAGGCTCGCAAATGACAGCCTCCCAACTGGCACTCGTGACGTTCGGCTTCATCGTCAACGCCTTGACCTTCGGTCTTGGCATTTGTGTTGGAATTTCACTCACGAGAAAGGATTCTCCAAATGACAGCGACAGCGACGAAACGAAAGACCCGCGTTGGTGGCATGACGTGCGAAGCGCGAGCGTTAGCGGCAGCACTGCGAACGGTATCGGCGGCGGTGCCGACGAGGAGCCCGAAACCAATCTTGCAAAACGTGCTCATCTCGGACGGCGTCGTCTCGGCAACGGACCTGGAGTTAAAAATTACCGCCCCGCTCCCCGAGTCGAGCGGCCATAACTTTTTGCTCCCCCACGCAAGGCTCTTGACGATTGTCGGCCTGCTACACGCCGACGACGAGGTGACGATCGCCGCCGACGGCGGGCTCGCCACGGTGCGCGGCGGCAACGGCGAATGGAAAATACCGGTCGAAGACGTGGCCGAGTATCCTTTTCCGGCGTGCGGCGTTTCGGACGCAATCGCTCGCCTGCCTGGAGATCAGCTTGCGTCTTTGGTGCAGGCCGTGCGGTTTGCCACTGATACCGACTCCAGCCGGTTTGCCCTCGGGGCCGTGCTGATCGAGTTCAAGGACGGGACGCTGACCTTTGTCGGCACTGACGGCCGCCGGTTGTGTATCGCGTCGTGCGACATCGACCAGGCGACAGACGACCGCGACGTTTTGGCACCTAGGCGGGCAATCGACGTGCTCGTAAAGCTCGCTCGGTCTGCGGACGCCGTGCAACTGTCAGCCAACGCCAGCGAGCTCGTGGCGGACGTGGACGGCGTGATCGTCCAAGCCCGCATGGTCGAAGGGCGGTTTCCTCGTTGGCGTGACGCCGACAAGGCCCACGACGCGACGCCCTCGATGGTGCAGGCCGAGGCATTGCTCGCGGCCGTTGAACAAGCGGCGATTTGCACAGATGAGCAGAGCCAAGCGGTGACGCTCACGGTCTCGGACGACGGTCTCCATGTGCATGGCAAGTCGAGCGCCTACGGCGAGGCGGCAACGACGTGCGATCTCGTCGAGGTCGGCCACAAGGTATCGACGCGTCTTAATCCGCGATTCGTTCGCGAGTGGCTGTCGTGCGGCTCGATCGACCCGGCCGAAGCGGTGACGCTGACGATCGCCGACAAGTCGTCGGCTGTGGTGCTATCTATTGGCGAAAACACCCGCACGGTCATCATGCCGATGGAGGACGCATGAGACGCATTCCCTACGAGAGACTGCGGCGCGTCTGGTGCAACAGCAAGTTTACGACCGACGAGGTCGCCGCGATTTTGCTGATCAGCGAGACGCAGCTACGGCAACTGGCGGCGTTGCACAGGCTCCCAAAGCGCCATTTCGTGCAACGCAACCAAGCGGCCAACGATGAGCCAGACGCGGCAGAAAAGGCCGCCCAGGCGGTTCGGATGGCCGAATGCCGTGAGGCTCACATTCGGCAGCGGATGTCCGAGCCCGTCGCGAGTACGCAAAGCAAGGTCAGCAAATGGCGGCAAGGCGTTTGCCAGCCACGCGAGGGTAGCCACGTTTCTTGACACGGCAGCGACGATGCGAAGGCCACGGCAGAAACCGTGGAAGTCAACGGAGGACTTTTCAATGCGTTTGTTTGCTTTGCTTGTTGCGTCGGTTGTTTGTGCTGTTGCCCAGGCCGCGCCGGTTGTGATCGTGACCGCACAGGATCACGCCACGATCATCGCTCGGCGTGGGGCGTTGATTCATTCCGGTTGTTCTCAAACGGAAGGTATCGGCACCGGAAACACGCCAGAGCAGGCGCGGCGGAATTGCTGTTTCTTTGGGAAGCGGCAGATTGTCGAGGAAGGCGTCGCATACTCGCCGATTACGCGCCGCTGGTATGCGGTGATTCGCTATCGCTAATGGACGCCGTGACGTTCATTGTGCCAGGCGAGCCCGTCCCGCAGCCGAGGCCGCGAGTCTCGACTCGGGGCGGGTTCGCTCGCGCGTATGTGCCATCGGTTCATCCTGTTCACGCATTCCGCAAGGCTGTTGCCATGCAGGCCAAGGCCGCAGGGTTGCGTCAGACAGGCGATATGATCGACGTAGGTATCGTTGCAGCGTTTGCACGTCCCAAGTCACATAGGACAACCAAGGGGCTTAGAAAGGGAGCGCCTGCGTTGCCAAGGCCAGACGTAGACAACATTGCAAAAGCGGTGCTCGATGCGTTGCAGGATGTGATTGGAGACGACACGCACGTTCGGAGGTTGATCGTCGAGAAACGATATGGCGACGAGGCTGCGACCTTTGTCAAAGTTGCAAAGGCGTTGCAAAACGATACAGCCGAATTGGCACAACGCGCAAACCACTAGAAAATAGGCACAAAACGCACGCGAGGCGCAGAAAAGCCTGTTTTTATAGGGCAAACGCACTGTTGCAAAATGCTACACCACTAACCCCCCCCTTGTAGGTACTTCCAGGGGCACGAACAGGCGCGACCAGCCGCGAGCAGCCAACATTTCATACATGGTTATTCCCGCATTTTTTAGGGGTTTTCGCCACCTGTGACCAAGCGCTCCCAGCCAGCCGCCGCCTACGAGCGCGTCAAGGCTCGCGCCGCCGACGCGAAGCGCAGCGTGTCGGCGAAGGGCCGCGAGATCGGCGAGCTCCCGGCGGTCGCCAACGCCAAGCGTCGGAAGGCGTGCGAGCGCGACTTCCGGCTTTTCTGCGAGACGTACCTCGGCGAATCGTTTCCGCTTGCCTGGTCGCCGGATCACCTGACGGCGATCGGCAAGATCGAAGCCGCCGTCTTGCGTGGCGAGCTCTTTGCGTTTGCGATGCCGCGAGGGTCTGGAAAAACAACGCTCTGTGAGGCTGCCTGTCTCTGGTCGATGCTCTACGGCCATCGACAGTTCATCGTCCTCGTGGGTGCCGACCAGACGATCGCGAGCTCGATGGCCGACAGCCTAAAGGCGCAAATCGAAAACAACGACACGCTCCTCGACGACTTCCCCGAGGCGTGCTATCCGGTGCGTGCCCTTGACCGCATTGCCCAGCGTGCGAAGGGGCAGACGTACCAAGGCCGCCCGACCGAGATGGATTGGGCGGCCGACCAGATCACGTTGCCGTTCATCAAGGGCTCGCCGTCCGCCGGGGCGTGCGTCCGCGTGGCCGGGATCACGGGCCGCATCCGCGGGCTGAAGCACACGCGGCCCGACGGGAAGACGATCCGCCCCTCGCTGGTGCTGATCGACGACCCGCAGACCGACGAGTCGGCGTCGAGCCCGTCGCAGTGCCAGACGCGCGAGCGGATTCTCTCCGGTGCGATCCTCGGTCTCGCCGGGCCGGGGGCGAAGATTGCCGGGCTCTGCACGATCACCGTGATTCGCCCCGACGACCTGGCCGACCGCCTGCTTGACCGCTCGCGGCATCCGGCATGGCAGGGCGAGCGGACGCGGCTCGTCTACGACTGGCCGACCGCCGAAGACCTCTGGCTCGAATACGGCGAACTGCGCCGGGCCGGGCAGCGGAACGGGACAGGCACCGACGAGGCCAACGCCTTCTATGCCGAGCGTCGAGAGGCCATGGACGCCGGGGCGCGGGTCGCGTGGCCGGAGCGCCGCAACGAAGACGAGGCGACGGCGATCCAACACGCGTGGAACCTGCGCGTCGACCGCGGCGAGGCCGCATTCTGGGCCGAATATCAAAACCAGCCAATCGCGGAGGACGTGGCGAGCGACAAGCTCGACAAGCGCGGCCTCGCGTTGCGGGCGACGCCGCTGGTGAAGGGCATCGTCCCGGCGAATCATCACCAACTGACGGCGTTCGTGGACGTGCAGGACCGCGTTCTCTTCTGGCTCGTCGCCTCATGGTCGGAGCAGTTCGGCGGCCACGTCGTCCAATACGGCGTTTACCCAGACCAAGGCGTTTCGTTCTTTGAGGCGGGCAGCGCGAAACGCACGCTCGCGAAAGCCGCCAACGGCGCAGGCTTCGAGGCGGCGCTGACGGCCGGGCTTGAACACGTTACCCAAACGCTCCTGTCGAAAGACTGGAAACGCGAAGACGGGACCGCGATGCGGATCGGTCAGATGATGATCGACGCCAACTGGGGCAAGTCGACCCAAACCGTGCGGACGTTCGTCAAGCGCTCGCCACACTCGACGCTTCTCCTCCCGAGCCACGGCCGCGGGATCGGGGCGAGCTCGCCCGCGCTCACCGACAAGGGCAAGGCCCGCGGGGATCGGATTGGCCTCAACTGGAGAATCGGCAACGTCAACGGACAGCGGTCGGTAACGTACGACACAAATTTCTGGAAGACGTTCGTCGCCGCCCGCCTGCGGCTGGCGTCTGGCGACCCGGAAGCCATCATGTTTTGCGCCGGTGAACACGATCTCCTGTTTGAGCATCTCACCAACGAATACCCCGTACGCACCGAATCCAGCCGGGGCCGCGTGGTCGACGAGTGGAAACTATCGGGCACGCGGTTCGAAAATCACTGGTGGGACTGCCTCGTCGGGGCCGCGTGCGCCGCCAGCATCTCGGGGGTACAGCCGACCGCAACGGAGGCCGGGGGCCGCGTTCGGCGGAAGGTCGCGCTACCCACAGGCCAGGGCCGAAAGGTGATCACCGTGAAGAGGATGAGAGCATGAGCGCGCCCCTGATCCTCGCCGTCGGCGTCGTTTACCTGGTCGTGGCCGCTGACCAATACCGTCAAGGGTCTCCCGGTATGGCGATTGCGTGGTTTGGTTACGCGGTCGCAAACGTCGGCCTCGCCATGGCGGCCAAGTAGACCGCCCATACCCCCTGCGGTCTGCCCGGCATTCTGCCCTACCGTCGCAGCATGAGCGACGAAGTTTCCGACGCCTTGAAGGCTGCCGCGCAACAGCCGCGCCGCGTCCGCACCGACGCGGGCGAGGTGGAGGCCCACGACCTCGATCAACAGATCGCGGCCGACAAGTATCTCGCGAGCAAGGCCGCGGCGTCGCAGACAAACCGCGGCCTCCGGTTCAACCGCATCATCCCGCCGGGAACGATCTAGCGTGGCGTTTCTCGATTTATTCCGCGGCAAGCAGACGCCACGCGCCGCCGTGGTCCCGGTGGCTCGCGCCAAGTACGACGCCGCCGAGCGTGGCGACGACTACCGCCATTGGGCCAACGCCGACGCATTCGCGGCCGACGCTGCCCTTTCGCCGTCTGTGCGACGTACGCTGCGAAACCGCTCACGCTACGAGCGTGCAAACAACTCGTACCTCGCCGGGATTTCCGCGACGCTCGCCAACGACCTGATCGGCACGGGCCCGCGGCTGCAACTCGACATTGGCGACGACGACGCGGCCCGTGAGGTGGAGCGTCTGTTCTTTGATTGGGGCTGGACGGTCGACCTCCCGGCAAAGCTCCGCACGATGCGCGAGGCGCTCGTCGTGGACGGCGAGGCTTTCGCCCTCATGATCTCGAACCCGCGGCTCGATGGCGTGCAACTCGACGTTCGCCTCGTGGAGGCCGAGATGGTCGCCACGCCGACGGAGCTCATGTCGCAGACGATCACGCCGGAAGGCAACACGGTCGACGGCATCGAGTTCGACGCGGTCGGCAACGTCATTGCCTTCCAAGTGCTGAACTTTCACCCCGGCTCAAACTACCGGATCAACAATCTCGAATTTCAGCGGGTGCCCGCGGCCCAGATGGTGCATTGGTTCCGGCCCAGCCGGGCGGGCCAACATCGCGGCGTTCCGGAGGTGGCCCCCGCGCTGAAGTTGTTTGGCCAACTTCGCCGCTACACCGAGGCCGTGATCGCGGCAGCGGAGACGGCGGCGGATTTTGCGGCGTTCGTCCATAGCAACTCCCCGGCCGCCGAGGTCGACGAGGTCGAAGCGTTCGCGGCGTTGGAGATCAGCAAGCGCACGCTCACGACGCTGCCCGAAGGCTGGGACATTTCGCAACTCAAGGCCGAGCAACCGACCAGCACCTACAAGGATTTCAAAGGCGAAATTCTCAACGAAATCGCTCGCTGCCTCCAACTTCCGTATAACGTCGCCGCGCTCAATTCGTCGAGTTACAACTACGCATCCGGCCGCATGGATCACCAAGTCCATGCGATGAATCAGCGCGTCGAGCGCGACCAGCTAGAGCGGACGATGCTCGATCGTCTGCTTGCTGCGTGGGTCAACGAGGCCAGCCTCGCGGGCGTGCTGCCGCCCGGCCTGCCCGATTTCTCTGAATGGAATTGGGCTTGGGTCTGGGACGGCAAAGACCACGTCGACCCGTCTAAGGAAGCGTCGGCCGCCGAAACGCGGCTCAACACGCTCACCACGTCGCTCGCCGCCGAGTACGCGCGGCAGGGCAAACGCTGGGACGTGGAGCTTCGCCAGATCGCCGCCGAGCGTGCCCTCATGGCCGAGCTCGGCCTCCAGATGACATCGCCAAACCAGCCGCAACAGCCGCAACCGGAGGCCGCCGCGTGATCGACGACTTCGGCGACCTCGAAGACGCCAACGACCTCGTGGAGTTTTTATGAGCGACACAATTAAGCTGGCGACCGACGTAACCTTCCTCCAGGCCTCCGACGGCGAAGCCGCGGCCGGGCCGAAGAAGTTCCGCATAGTCGCCTACACCGGCGCACCGATCCGGCAGTCGTGGAGCCGCGAGCCGGTCGTGATCGACTTGGCCGGAATGACGCTGCCGTCGACCGTGCCGATCGTGATGGGCCACGACTACGCTCTCGGCTCGATCCTCGGCCAAGGCCGCCCCAGCGTGCAGGGTGGCGAGCTCGTCGTCGAGGGCGAAATCCTCGCCGACAGCGAGACCGCCCGCCAAGTGCTCGCCCTCGCCGAGCGTGGCTACCAGTGGCAGGCGTCGGTAGGTGCCGACGTGGGCCGCCATCTGAAGTTTGGTGAAGACCAGTCCACAACCGCTAACGGTCAGACCCTCGTCGGGCCTGTCCGAGTCGTACGGGCCTCCACGCTGCGGGAGACCTCTTTCGTCACTTTGGGCGCGGACCGCAGTACCGCAATTTCTATCGCAGCCGAAGAGGCTGCGGAGGAGACAACCATGGCGGAACACGCCAACGAAAAGCCCGTCGAGGAGGTCGTCCAGGCCGCCGCGACGGAAGCCCCGGCGAGCGTCGCCGTGGAAGAGCCGAAGGTCGAGGCCCGTAACTACGAGCTCGAAATCGCATCCCTTAACGAGAAGGTTTCCAACATGGAAAAGCTGATCGCAACGCGCGACGAGCGTCCGGCCGCCCCGGCTGTTCACGTCGCCAAGACCCAGGATTCCGCCGCCGTGATCGAGGCATCGTTCGCCCTCCAGGGCGGGCTTCCCAACCCCGAGAAGCACTACGACGCGGCGACGCTAGAGGCGGCCGACAAGGCTCGTCGTTCCACGTCGCTCGGCGAGGTGCTCGTCGCCGCCGCCGAGGCCAACGGTTACACGGGCCCGCGCCGTCTGACCGCTGCCACGCTGCGGCCGATCATGCAGGCCGCGTGGGCGACCCACGCGATCAGCGGCATCCTGTCGAACACGGCCAACAAGTTCCTCCTCGCTGGCTTCACCAGCGTCGAGAGCGCTTGGCGGTCGATCTCGTCGGTGCGTTCGGTCAACGACTTCAAGACGCTCACGAGCTACCGGCTCAACGGCGGCTTCAAGTTCGACAAGATTTCCAACGGTGGCGAGCTCAAGAACGCTGCGGCCTCGGAAGAGTCGCGGACGATCTCGGCCGACACCTACGGCATCATGACGAGCGTGACCCGTACCGACCTCATCAACGACGACCTCGGCGCGCTGACTGCGGTTCCGCAGCGGATCGGCCGCGGCGGCGCTCTGAAGCTCAACGACGTGTTCTGGGCCGAGTTCGTGGACGATGCCTCGTTCTTCACCAACGCCCGCGGCAACCTCTCGGCTGGCTCGCTGGCCCTGTCGTTGGCAAACCTGAAGAGCCTGGCCACGAAGTACCGCAAGCTCAAGGACCCCGACAACAACCCCGTCGCGGTCGAGCCGCGGATTCTCCTCGTGCCGGTCGACTTGGAGCTCGCCGCCGCTGAGATCATGGGCTCAAGCCTGATCCAGAGCGGGGCGACCTCCGGTCAGCCGGATCGTAACGTCCTCGCTGGTCGTTACCAGGTCGTGTCGAGTTCGTATTTGACGAATACGACGGACTACTACCTCCTCGCCTCGCCGAGCGATCTGCCGGTGATGGAGGTGGCGTTCTTGAATGGCGTCCAGTCGCCGATCGTGGAGACGGCCGAGGCCGATTTCAACACGCTCGGCGTCCAGATGCGTGGCTACTTTGACTTCGGTTGCGCGAAGGCCGAGTACCTCGCTGGCGTCAAGTGCGACTCCGCGACCTAGTTGTGACATTGGGCCCGGCGGGCCGGAGTTTTCCAGCCCGCCGGGCATCACAAACCCCAACAACAGAAAGTAGGTGATCCATATGGCTTCTTATGTTCAAGACGGCGACCTCCTCGACTACACGCCCGGCTCGGCCGTGGCGGCTGGCGACGTGGTCGTGATCGGCTCGCTCGTTGGCGTGGCTCCGCGTGCCATCGCGGCGAACGCTCTCGGTGCGCTTGCGATCGACGGCGTCTGGGAAATGCCCTGCGCCACCGGCGCGACGGGTGCCCAGGGCTCGGCGATCTCGTGGTACGCGACCTCGGGCGTGGCTCATGCCTCGACCGGGACCGCGGCCGGAAAGCTCGCCAAGGCCCGCGTTGCTGGCGACACGACGGTCCAGGTGGTGATTAACCGCTAGTCCACACCGCAACCCCCCGCAGGCGCGCACCACCCTCCAGCGCGCCGCGGGGGCGTTGTGGCGTGACGATAGGAGCGATGCGTGGCCGATCTTCTGGCGAGCGGTGCGGCGTGGTTAACCGGGCAGCTAAAGGCTGCCGCCGGGACGACCGTGACGTATACGCGATCCAGTGAGTCGGCCGACGTAGTCGCGACGATTGGGCGGTCGGAGTTCGAGGCGGCAAGCCAATCGGGCGTCGTCGAGCGTTGGGAGTCTCGTGATTTTCTCATCACGGCTGCGGATTTGCCATTTGGGCTGCCGCAACGTGGCGACGAGATTGTCGAGGCCCGCGGCGGCGAGATCGTGACGTATGAAGTCACGAGTCCGCGTGGCGTGCCGGAGTGGCACTACGGCGATGCGTTCCGGTCGATTGTCCGAGTTCACACGATCGCGACGGATACGGGCGTCGTCTACCTGACGACCGAGGCAGGCGAACAACTCACAACCGAGGCGGGCGAGCTCCTGGTGATCTAATGGCAACCAAAAAAATCAGCCAACTCGCTCTGGCAACCGGCGTCGCCGGGGCCGATCTCGTGCCAATCGTTCAAGGCGGCACGACTAAGCGCGTGCTCGTTTCTACGCTCGCGGTGGCTGGCAGCACGGGGCCCACGGGCGCGTCTGGCGTCGCTGGTAGCGCCGGAAGCACCGGCCCGGCGGGAACGTCGGTTACCGGCCCCACGGGCCCGGCTGGCGCTGGCGAGGTCTACCAGAGCGACACGGCCCCCGGCTCCGCGGCGACCGGCGCGACGTGGCTCGACACGTCTAGCGGGAAGTATTTCACGCGATACGCTGGCCTCTGGGTTGAGGTTGGCGGCAAACACTATCCGTAGGTGAGCGATGCCATTTTATTCGCTCCCATCCGGTGCATCGCCCGTGCTCGCGGGCAACGCTGCGCCGACAGGCGGCGTCGGCAACGTCGGCGACCTGTTCATCGACCGTAGCAACAAATTGCTCTACGGTCCCAAGGACGCCGTCACCGGCTGGCCCACCGGGATCGACCTTTCCAACGGCCCTACCGGCGTGACAGGCAGCGTCGGCCCGACGGGCAGTACGGGCCCCGTATCAAATGTGACCGGGCCCACGGGCGTAACTGGCAGCCTCGGAGCCACTGGAAGCACGGGCGCGACGGGCAGCGTTTCCTTTTCGGCCACCGGCCCAACGGCTCCGACCGGCGCGGGCTTGACGATCGCCGGGGCCGTATGGCTCGACGACAGCACCGGCCGCTACTTTGTCCGCTACGCCTCGAATTG